TAGTCCTGCTTCAAATTCAATAATAGGACGTTTAGCTCTTGCATTCTGATCTAAATTCGGCACTTGTCCGTTTATAGTTGCTGATTGTTCAATTACACTTTTATGGAACCATCTATTGTATCTTGACCACAAATTTCCGTCTTGGGTAGACCTGTTTATAACCAAATAATCTTTTTCTGTAGGAAACCCTAATGCTTCACTAAATGGATAAAAATCAAAACCATTACCATCAAATGGGACTTCAATATCGTCAGTGTATGTTCCTGATACCCTTAAATCATTTATGTTTATAAGTTTAATTGAATCACCAACACCTTCAACAAACCATTCCCCGCCTGCATATATGGTTGGAGTCACATTACCGGCAAACTCAACTTTCATGCCATTTGAAAAAGACCATCCGTCGCCGGTAGTGTATGTTTTCTTTCCTAATATTTCTTTTTCAACATCTATTTCTGTATTTTCTATGACGTCATATATTTTAATAAACCCTGCTGTGTTAGGATCATTTTCACTTATGTAAAACAAATTGTCAGGAGCAGTATCAGGAACAGTAAATTCAATAATTCCTTGATCTAACCAAGTATCTGTAGTAACTTTTCCAGTATTATCATATTTTACTATGCCAGTATCAAATATTAAAGCTGTATTTTCACTTTCACTGTCGGGTGTTCTACCTGGTGTCCAACTTCTTTTTGTTGCAAATGCAATTGGATGACTTGGTGTATTGACTTCAAACCGATAGGTTTGTCCTCTATACAAAGTGATTGACGGATTGCTGGTTATTCCATCAGGTGTAAACAGATAACTTGTATTATCTACGTTGTCTTTGGTTGTAATAGTAAAAGTGCTTTGTACTTCTTTACTTTGTCCTGCTACTGTTATAGTATCTGGACCATATGGTAACCAGTAATATTCACGGAAGTTAGTAAATTTATCCCAATCTATATGCGGATTCCAAGCATAATATTCTTGAGAATTTAATTTGCTATGATTAGATACATCGCCGCCGAAATTATCTATTTCATTAATATAATCATTATAATCTTTGTAAAAATCAATGTTACCAAGATCATCTTTAATTAAAGCGGCAGGCTCCAGTTGGTAGTTTTCTCTGCTTTGTGTTACACCACCAATATAATTATCGTTTGGTTGAAATGCTTTTGCAGTTTTTCTACCAAGGTATCCATTTAGTTTTTCTGCTACACCAGGTTGAATTAGCTGATCTAAAGTAGCAGAAAGAAATTTACTATTAAAGTTAGTACGAAAATATCTTGGGAGATGATTTTCACTTTTTCTACGATAATCTGTATTTCCTGCTGGAAGAGATGGTTCTCTTTGATCGTTATCATATGCCATTAATAACTACTGCCTCCACTGCTGGTATTTGTACTTGAATTATTTGTGTTAGACGAACTTGTTATTCCTGCATTCGTGCTGGTTGATGTTGTAACTATGTTTCCTTGGGCACTTAAACGGCTTGCTGTAATTGCATCAATAATTTCTATATCGTCTACGATTGCTCCACTAATAAAAATTTCATCAACTTCGGCTTTGATTTCATATAGTGAACCAAAGGTTTGTGTTACTTGTTCTGGTACAATAACAAAAGTTACAACGTCTGGTGCAAGTTGTTGCATAACATATGCACTCAGTTCGGAAAAATAAAATTTTTCTCCAAAATCCCAATTTTCAAGCGCAAAAAATTGATTGATTGCACTTATGATTCTTGATTTAATATCATTATCATTTAACACAAGATCTGGATTTTTAACGACTTTGAATTTTGCTTGCAAATCTAAACTTGCCTTTGTTCCAAAAAGCACTTTATACTTAACCGGATGATATATAATTTCATCACTTAATGATTTAATTTGGCTCAGCGAAGTATTATAATTTTGGAATAAATTATCAGAACTTGGTGCAAGGGGTTTGGCAGATAGAGTTCCATCTAACCATTTTCTAAAATCAGTATCGTAAGATCTTGTCAACAAATAACTATCAATTATATTTGAAGCACTTGGATCGATACGTGAACTATCATCAGCTGCATGGATGTATAAAAATCTTAAATTATCTCTTCCTACAAATGCACGATAATTGTCTTGTTGAGTTAATATACTGGTTGCACTATTTAATTTTTCAAAAATACCAGTATCAGCATAATAGAAAATTTGCTGATCATCATATTGACTCAATGGTCCTAAACTGTCTTTAGAGGCAAGAGTAACAATATTAAGACTATCATTAGTTACATAATTATAATCCTCTACTCCGTCTGTGGTTAGATATTTTTGTTGGAACACATATTTTGTCAACGGATTGGTATCTTCATCAACAATTACATCAAAAATTTCTGGATCATCAACAACACCATCGTCATCTTCATCAAAGAAAGTAACTTCAACTTTTTTACTGTTTACATAACCTTCTGCGTCTCTATACTCTTGTGTAATTTCCCAATCAAAATCAACTGTAAACTTTTCTACACTATCTGGTTTGTTGTTGTTATTGAGCACACTAATTTTATCTTTAACAATTTTTCCTGTAAGATTATTATAAATTTTATCACTGCTGTCAAAATAAAATCTAATTTCTTGATCGCTTTCAAACACATATCTACTACCACGATATTCGATTGTATAAGTTTCGCCATCAGTGGTAAATTTTAGTAACCAGCTGGAGTCTAACTGTTGATTTGAATTATCACCTGTCTTACCTATACTAAATGCATTTGAAACATTTAAATTGCTTTCTGAGATTACTCGCCACTGCCCTAATGTTCTATCAAATCTAAGTCCAAAAGTTTTATAAGCAAATACTTGATCAACAATTTGACTTTGAACGTCAGTTTGTAAACTTTGTGCTATTGCTGGTTTAATTTCTACAAGTTGAGCTGTGCTTGGAATAACATCATTAAACACAACTGGTCCTACACCGGTTTCGTCAACTTCGGTACCATTACCATTTACACTGATAACTTTTACCCATTTGTAACTTCTTGAATTTAAATGATCTGCTTCACCATCCATTAGTGTGCCATCCGGCATAAAATGCTTGCCAGTTGGTGCAATAAATTTAAGCGATGCGCCGGGTTTGACTAATTGTAAGGTACTGGTTGTAAACGTGCCCAAAAATTGTCGTATATCATTTATATTTGTAAAATATCCTGTGCTAATATTTGTATCACTTGTACTTTGATTCCAACTTATGTTGAGATCTGTCAAATCAATTACAGGAAATTGAGACAAATAATAGTTTCTAATTTTTTTACCAGCAAGAATAGGTTCAACTGTGTTTAGTATAATACCTTGTACATCAGTTTGTGTGTTAAAAGTAAATCTTTCTTTGCTGTTGAATATTTCTCTATATATCACACCATCTGTTCCAAAAAGATTTGTTTTGGAATATTTTCCAGTTGCATCTAACAAATCAAAATATCTGCTTATTCCGCTTGCTGTCCTATTAACACTTTTTGCTTTGATAATTTCTTGACTTACAGCAAGAGGACCTATTTGATAATCTTCTGCTGTAACTAATCTATTTTGCGTATAATATGTAGCAGGTGCATTTGATCTAATACTTGCATTTGTTTCAGAAACACTTGCGTTATCGATTGTATATCTTAGTGCAAAGGTTAAGGTAATTGTTTCAACTTTGTTATTTTTTGAAAGATATTTTATGTTTACACTAACACCTCTAACATCGTTTGGTTCTACAACTATTCTTTTATTTTTACTGGTTCTATAGTAAATTCTAAACTGTCCTTGCGGCAAGTTACCAAAAGTTCCGTCGCTGAATATTAAACTTACTCTATCGTCAATTCTTGTAAGCACACTATAAATATTTCTAATATTTTTGTTTAGACTGTTATAGATGATATTATTACCTTCAACAGAATCTACTTTGATCCATTGTTCATCTTCATTACCAAAACTGTCAAGTTTATAAAGCCATATATCGCTGTTGTTAATATTTGTTGCGTCAATTGCAACAGTTTGATTTGTTGAAGGGTTATCTATCGTAAATGTGCCTTGGTCTAATGTGCCTTGGCGGAAATGACAGAAAAAACCTGTATTTGAACTGCCAGCACCTTTGCCATCATCTCTGTAAAGGAAAGCAAAATTGTTACCAGGAAACGGTGCTTCTTCAACTATATTACTGTTTGAAATATCTGTAGACACAACTTCAAATCTTGTAGTTACTCCGTCTACTGTTTGATTAAAACTATATGCAGGTACATCTGCATTAGTGCTGTTAAATCTGTACTGTTCAGTTGGAATTCCGCTCACTGTGTCTTTTTTAACTGGCCGGCCAAACGTACCATTAGTTGGTAGTGCAGCATTCATAATTTTTGTAAATTGTTCGTTCCAGTCGCTGTTACTTGGATCATTCCATAGAATTGTTTGATTTGCAAGATTAATATTATTACTATCAATAATATCTTCTGTAGTGCTTACACTTTCAATTCGTAAAAGTCCATTTGCACATTGATTTCTTTTAGGATTATAAGATAATAACCTTGCTAAACGAAGAACACTTTCTCTGCGTTCTGCTAATTCAAGATAGTTTTCTCTGGCATTTAAGTCAATTCTAAAGGCAATGTTTTGACCTAAAAATGCGATAAGATCAATTAAAGCAAGATACTCTGAACTTTCAATATAATCATTAAAATCTTCAGGATAATTTTCCCTTAAATATGCGATCATAGTCCTGCGAAGATTGTCAAAATCATAACTTTTGAAATCCGCATTTCTATAGGTCTGATAGATGCGCTTCCAATCTTCTGCAACTAATAATCTGTTTTGTCTATCTGTTGATGACATGCTTGGTTTCCTTTATAAGTATATTTAGCGAAATGAATTATCTGCGCACTTAATTATGTATTTAAGAAACCTGCATTTTCATCAAATTGAAGTCGCATATTTTCAGAGATATTATATGGTAGATATATTAAACTAATTTCTATTTGTATGCCACTTTCATACTGATCTACTATAATTTGATTGACACTTACTCTTGGATCATAGTTTACAATTTGTGTAACGTTCTCTTTTATTGCGTCTTTCATTTGATCTGTTAGTGGTTCAAACAATGCGTCCCAAATTATTGTACCAAATTCAGGGTCTGAAAGTTTTTCGCCTTGACGTATGTGAAAATGATTAAGCAGATCTTGTTTTATAAGAGCTAAATCATACAAAACAGTAGATGAATTTTCAGGATTGACTGTGCTAATACCACGATATGCTCTGCTTCCAATACCTTGATCTTGCAAACGTTTGTTGGATTTTACAGTAACTTGTTTGTATAAATTTTTTTCTAAACTGCTCATATCGTATTTACCTTATCTACTTTTCCTAAATGTATCTGGAATAGGTGGATATTCTGTAGCTACAAAACTGTTTCCGGTCTCATCTGCTGTGTTTCCTGCTTCTGGATCTGCGTCTGTCTTTTCAGCAGTATGTTCTGTTGGTGCAAGATTTTCATGTCCGAACCAAGGTTCGTGTTGTGGTGTTCTCATAGGGCTATATGCAGGTGTAGCCGCAGGACCATTCATGTTTATACCGTCAGGTGCTGTTTCAGTATGTGTTTTTGCATTTATATGTACACCTTCTGCCGCAGTAATTCTACCGTCATTACCTGCTTTTAAACATATGTTCCTGCCTGCACTCATTACAATATCTCTATCAGCTGTAATATTTAAATCATTAGCAGTATGCACACTCACACTATCTTGAGCGTAAATATCTATTTTTCCGTTGCTGGTCATCTCGATCCAAGTAGATCCTTTTGCATTGCCAATATAGATTAAATCTTCTGTGTTACTCATCAAAATTTGATGTCCAGTTCTTGTCTTTAATCTAATCAACTCATTGTGCGGTAGTGTAGGATCTCCTGATAGATCGCCCGCTTCTGCATTTGCAAATTCAGGCGGTCCTTCGCTTGCAGGAGTTTTACGAAGTAGTGTCATATCTCCGTCATCCATTACAAAACTTGATCCGCCTAAACGGCTGAATGGAACATTACTCTGTGCAAAATCTGGACCATATGTAGCAGTAGGGCCGCCAGGTCTGTTATCATAAGGTCCTGGCGTACTCCAACCAAAAACACTGCTTGGCACTTCTCTTCTTGCACTTGAAGTAGTTGTACCCCTTGTAGCATCATCACCTAATCCTTGTTGCGTAAGAATTGCATCTGCTAATGAATTAACAGGTTTTATATATTTTGTAGGATCTCTACCTTCAGCAGTTTCTAACTCTTTGTTAAATTCGCCAACAGGTTTTTTCTTAGATGGATCTTGGTCGTTGTAAGTAGTACTTGCATTGCCAGGTACCATAAAATTCATGTATTGATCTTGCACACAACCTAACCAATAACCAAAACCGAAATTTTCTTCTAAACAAAGCACAATAACTTTGGTTCCTACATTTGGTGGTACAGCCCAAAATCCTGAGCTTTGTTGTGTAGATTGATAACCGGGGTTTTTCTTAACACCACTTCGCGGATTTACGTTGTAGAAAGGTGAAACATAATAGCAGGGTAATTGATAACCTGATCCTACTGCCGTTGCTGGATTTCCGTTTTCTGTTATTTTTAAAATTTCAACTTCGATAGCACCCATATATTCGGAATCAAGATGGTTTATAATCTTTGCCAAATATGGTCCAGAACCTTCCATCCAAGAAGGACGTCTTGTACGTTTAATTTGATTACCCATATTAACCTCTTAATCCATCGCCTTGAGCACCGCTTGCTGTTGCTCCAGTTCCGCCAGTTTGTCCTGTTTGGCTTGTTCCTTCGGCACTTGTTCCTCCAGTAGTTGTATTGCCTTCATCTTCTTCGCCAACTTCTTGATATACCTGATTACCAATTTGTACAGGTTCTGCATTTGTATCAAGTCCTGGTTGATTTCTTCTTCTTATTAATTTTAATTGTTGTGTAAATGTTCCTTGGTTAAAAGTATTTAAACAACTAATAACTTGATACAAGCCACTAAAGGCTCCTACAGGTTTAGTTCCTGCACCCGGAAAGGTCATGTAATTACCTGTAACTTCATAATCTAAAGGAGTTCTAAAATTTAATTCTATATCAACTTCTGAACTCTGATGATCCATTGTTCCATCTGCTGTGATGTTTATAAAATCTGTAGTTGCGGCACTGTAATTTCCCATACCACTGTCTGTGATATAATAAGGATCTCCCCATATTGTTAAATCAACACTTACTAAGTCAACAGGAGAATTTACAAGTGCGTCATTAAAGTCTCTGGCTATTTGTGTCCTACTGTTAGACAAAATGCCTCCACCGCTTTGCCCAGATTCTGACCTTGATCGTTCTCTAACTGTTGAGTTTGCATTTACACCACCTGTTGTGTCGCCAGCTCTCATGTTGTATTCTGGGTGTCCTGGAGGTGGACCTGGACTGTCTTCTTCCTCTTGCTGATTGCCTGCTGTATCTCTTCCACCAAACGGTGTAATAGCTTGGAAAAATGCAGCGTTAAACTCAATATTAAAATCTAAGATGTCATCATTTTGTCCAGTATATATGTAATCATATTTTTTAATTGCTTGTCTTTTCAGCATGTTTATTCCAGGACTCGCTTGAGACGTTGGTGAAGTTCTACTAACATGTGCCTTGTATGGCACAACTCTGTAAACATATATGTGAGGAAATTTACCTGTTTGATCCATTGTTTCATGATCTGTAATATTATAAACATCTGATTCAATTTTAAACCACGGTATCATACCATTTGCATCAGGTTCCGCATCTACAATTTTTCTACCATATTCACTCAATAGTATAATTTCTTCAATTATATCTTGAAACTTTGTACCATTTTTAAAAGTTAATGTTCTGCCATTATCACTAATAGTAATATTGCCTCTAGTAAAAATACCTGTGCCTACTCTAGTTTGCTGAGGAGGTGGTCCTCCAGTTAATCTA